TGAGACAGAAAAAAAGTCTCCACATTTCCACAGCTGTTTTCAAATTGCAAGTGGAGCATTAGGTATTCATAAAATAAGTCTTTATAGTGTGGAATTGTGGAGGATAAATTAGAATGATTCTAAAAAAGAAAAGTAAGTACAAACACGTTGTTATTAAAAAGAAAAGATATTATTTTTATAAAATAACTTGGGCAGACATTACCGGTGATGCCGGGCACGCTGATATACATACAGCTATGGGTTTTATGCCATCAATAATGGTAACACATGCATATTTATTAAACAAAGATAAAAAAAATATTAGAACTTTTGCAAGTTATGAAGTTAATGATGAACTATTCTCTGATAGAAATGTATTTCCTAAAGGGTGTATAATCAAGATGGAGAAGATACTATTGTGATGTCTTGGCTTTATCGAGTTTTTGAGTGGACTTCAAAATTTTTATTTGGGCTTTTGGTTCTTTGGGTTTTATTTCATCTACCGAGTCTTTTGATAACAATTTTCGCGGTTTCTCTTCTGTAGACGCGCCCTCAATAATCTTAGAATTTTCTGTTATAATCTTTGTTAATTTATTCATAAGTTGTTCCCTATCTAGGTCATCAATCTTACCGGTTTTGATGAGTTTTCTATCTATATAATAGCCTGCGACTTTTCCTCTAGCTACTTCTGCATTTGTGGCAGCCGAGAAAGCACCTTTTTTTAAAGCTGAGTCACGTATTTTAGCAAGCTGTTCAAAATGTCTATCCATTGTTACCGAAAATTTCTTTCTGGCTTCTTCCCTTAATTCTCCAATATAACTTACTACTAAAGGGTATTGCTGCGGATTGGTGAGTTTTGATGAAGCTACTCTAGCTGCTAGGTCGGACCCTGGTCCATAACCAGCTTCCTTAGCACACTCCCAGGCGTCTCTGCTTCCATCATTGTACACCAAAAGCTCGGCGAATCTTTTTTGTTTCTCTGTTAATCTTTTAGATAATCCCATAATTTAATGAGATAATCATCAGTGGATTTAGCCCAAAGTGATTATCTCTCAGTTGACTTTTACCCTAACATTTTGTAAAACGCAAGTGTGCGAAAGGTAAAATATTAAAATGTACGTTAAACATCTTCAAGAATATCTTGACAAATTTACAGATGGTACTAAAGGAAATGCTGTGAGTAACGCCACTATTTATATGGAAAATGGCGCTGGAGAAGTTTTTCCCATTAGTAGAATTGAAGTACAAGAGTCCACTATAATTGGTAAAGAATCCATTAGAGTGTTACTTAAACCGGACACAAATAGGATTCCAAACCTGAAGAAATTTCGTCTCACGTAAGCACCTGTTAGGGTAAAAATTAATGAAACCGGAGACCAAATTTTGGAATGAAATTAAAGCGTTCAATATTAAAAATAATTGCAAATTATCATTTACACGCTTGGAAAATAGCGCTGCACATGGGACTCCTGATCTATTGGTTTATAATAGTTTTAGCAACTTTTTTACCGTCGAGTTAAAGGTTACAAGAGGTAACAAGATTAGATTCTCACCTCATCAAATTGCCTTCCATATTAAACATCCGAACAATACTTTTATCTTAGTTTCTCGCCTCTCGGATAGAGGCTCAAAACTTTCTGTACATCTGTACAAAGGAGAAAGTATCTCGCAGCTTGCCGCTTGTGGCTTGGAGCTTGACGCTTGCTGCTTGGGGCTTGACGCTTCTATAAATTATTTGAAGAACCTGAACTAGGTTCTGGTTTGCTTGTAGCTTGAGGCTTGTTGCTTGCTGCTCGTGGCTTGTCGCTTGGAGCTTGTGGCTTAAGGCCCGGACCAGGTGCACGCTGATTCCCAGCCGTCGCCGGTTCTTTGCTAATGACCTGATCCAGTTTATTACGCGTGCGTAATTCTTTATAATACTTTGGATGGTGGAAAGTATGAGTCATATTTAATATATTCCTTTATTAATTTTTTATGCTTGGCGCTCCCGTACTTGCGCAGCGGTAGCGCTCTAATTTTTTTTAAGATTTCTTTTTGTTTAGTGTTTGCCATATATAACAGTTTGAACTTCTTTGTCCCAACATTTTCTGCAGTCGTTGCATTTTCCTTTTTGATCAGGAGCTGGACATGTCCGCGCTTCGCCAGTCGTGACGCCTGACTCATGACTCCAGGCCTTAGAGCTTGGACCGTCGATCTTAGATCTTGATAATCTTATAACAAGATTAGCCGGAACCTCTTCAGGGGCTGGCAGGAACTGGCGCTCTTGCGTCGGCAGCCAGTGCTTCGTCTCAGGTGTTAACTTACACACTTCTATAATTTTTTGCATATGTTCAGGGCTCTGTACATCGCCGGCGTCGTGCCATCTAAACCATTTAATTTTTTTAATTCTAGCTGCCATAGCCTCGACCCATTGCGGGTGATTGATTGCTTCTAGCCTCCTGTATTGAGCTTGCTTGATTGCTGGGTATCTTGTGTAATTTCCTTTTTTAGCGTAACAAAAAAAGCAGGGCGTGCCTGGAACCTTGGACAGCTTCCAGCCGGTCTTACACTCCCACGCCGGCAGGCTGTAACTGAGCCCGGGCATCTTGCTCGTTTTCGTAAATGAGTCTGTAATTTTTAAAGCTTCTTTTACTAACATAATTAATTCTCCTTTATTATCCTATAAATATCATTAAGTCTTTAACGTGTCAATTAATTTATTCCAATCAATCGTTGGGTCCAGCTCCTGCAAGCTTGCCGCTTGCTGCTTGGTGCTTGTAGCTTGTTGCTTGCTGCTTAACTCTTTAAAAAACTTCTCACAGCTGGCAAGATATGCAGCCGGGAGCGTGGAATGCTCCCGGATAAAATAATGTGTTAAGTCGTTGTGTTTAATTCTCTTCATGATTGCCAGCAGTCTCCGCCAGCCGCGCTGTTCAGGCATGTTAAGTACTCAGACTGAGACAGTCCCATCTCATCCATCAGGAATCTCATTTTATCTCCCTGGAGCCCGAACCGTGGGTCCTTCAGGTACTGTACAGCTTTATCCAGGATCACGTAACGCTTCTCACCTCCAGGCTGGTATTCTTTTTTTAATGTTTTTTTAGTCATATTTTTTCCTTTCTAAATTCATCCTATACTATCTCATAATCATTGTCAAGCGGATAATCCGCTTGGTGCTTGAAGCTTGCCGCTTGAAGCTCGCTGCGTCATACTAAACCAGCTGCTTTCCGTCGACGTACTAACAGCCGGCCAAACCCCAGGTCGCTAGGCTTTCACCATCATAGCTAACGTACAGAGGAACGCAGTCACTGCAGAACTTGGACGTCCATGAGCTTTCAAATTCCTGATCAGTGCGGAAAACTCCGAAGAGTGTACTTGTCCACTGATCCCAGGTCCATCATCATAGTTGCCCGGGTTTACCTCCAACTTGATGGACCAGGGATCAGGCCGGCGCGGTTCCAAGTATTTCTACCATCGCTACTTATCCGGTTTCCTTTATCGCTCTGATCCCAGATCCAATAGTCGCGTATGATTTCTCATAGGCTGTGTTCGGTCACAATGCTACCCTAGACCATTGGATCAGGGATCAGTTGTTGTCCTGTGTAGGCAGGTAGTACTTAACTAGTATTAACTACTATCCATAACGCAGTTATTCGTGACCTATACTATAGCGGTTAATATCCCGCAGTGAGCAACATCTGATCCCAGATCCATACTCTTCACGCCGGGCTTATCTAGAATCCACTGGCACTAATAATATGGATCAGGGATCAGGCCCGCCCGATCTTCAGGGCAGAGGCCAATATTATTTCAACCTGATCCCAGATCCATCGAGCATGGCGCATGACTTTTAATCGCGAACGCTCACTATACCCAATGGATCAGGGATCAGTCCCAATCGCTACAGGCAATACATAAATGTTTGCTAATCACGACAGGGATATCATCCCGTTATTTTGAGTTTTTAATTCCGTAAATAACAAAAGGGAATAATTCCTATATAATCCTATTGACAAATAATGTCAATAGTATAAATTAAAATTATGCAAAATAAAAAAATAGAAAGGACACAAATGAGTAAAATAAGAATGAACACCGAATTTAGAAATAAGATTTTAAATCGGTATGTTGAAAGTACAGAAAACGAAAACACGCAAGAACGAGAGGCATTTAATCAAGCAAGAGAACAAGTTGATATAATGTACCCACAAGCTTTTGAACTTGCTAAACTTGTAGTAGGTAGAGCATATCCAAGTGATGATGTTCAAACTTGCAAAAGTTTAAAAGCAAAATATGGACAACCTTTAGATGTTGTAGCAAAAGATAAATGCTTTTATTTTTCTTATGCAAAAGATGAACTAGAAGAAGATGAAGATGAAAATGACAGAAATGTATCTGAACATTTTGATTTTGGTTTATTTGGTAGTACAGGAACAAGTGAGTATAACGACACGACAGGAAAACAATTTGCTTATGCTTATAAAAGAGAAGAACTTAAAGCAAAAGATTGCAACCCAGATATACTTGCACAACAAAATGGTAAAGATGATAACCCATATAAAACTAAACACACTGACGCAAATGATAAGGCACTTGGATTTAGTAATTATTCAAGATACAATTCTGATGATGATAACAATGTCGGAATTTCAAAACAGTTTGATAGTCAATTTTATTTAGATATTATTGGAACTTCACATTGTCGTTCAAGAACTATTGCTTGTAATAGAGAGGAATTTTTAATCTTTAAAATGTTGAAACAAGCAAAATCAAATGTCATCACTTGTCATCAAAAATGGATTGATAGTATTGAAAAACAAAAACAAACTATGAAAACAGGATTGAAAGCTTATAGATATTTAAGCGAGGGTGTTGAGTTAATGAAAGAACTTGACATTGAAATTGACGAGGCAGAACTTGTTAGATGTAATTCAACAGGACTTACAATCTATAATCCTGTGAACTTGGCTAGTATGATTAAAGGAATGAAAAATACTACTATGACAAGAGAGCAGAAAATAGCAATCAGAAAGGAATACGAGGCGCAAAATAAAATAAATTAAGCTATTGACTATATGGGAGTATAATATATACTCCCATAAATAACAGAAAGGAAAAAATGGAACTAAATAAACAATTCACAATCACTTATTATTCTAATAAGGATAAGAAACACATAACAAGACAAGGTAAATGGACAGACCAATGCAGATATTGGACATCTAAACTTGGTGCAAGTTTAATAACATATTTTGATACAGACGCAGACGGATATAGAACTGCCAAAGGCAGTTGGAAAGTGAGGTTTTAATGGCTATAGATTTTGACGCATTAGATTTAGTAAGAACTCAAAACAAGTCAGAACAACATGACCGACAAAAGATTAAATTCTTGGAAGATAGAATATCGGTACTAGAGAAATCTCTTGAAAGTCATGCTCGGATATTAGCTAGATTTCAAATGACCGAGGGCAAAGAGCAACCTTTAATATTAACTAAAGAAATGGAGATTGAAAATGCCCAATAAACATTTTTGCCAAGGACCAGAATGCCATACAAACCCAACAACAGATAGATTTCTAAAATCAAAAGGAATAATTCGTGGAAGATATGCCTATTCAACAATGGACAGAACACCTAATCAATGGGGCTATACTCCAAGTGGTTCTGATATTTATTTCTGTAGCCAAACTTGTAAGAATGAATGGTTGAATGTTAATATGGAAAATATTGAACGAGGTATTCCTGTTCCATTTATTCGTGAGAGAAGAATAACCGAGGGATATGAGAAAGTAAAAGAAAGTTATGGCTTTGGTCGTTCTTATAGTACTATTAAAGCTGTTAATAGGGTTGACAATGATAGTCAATAATATAGGATACTCCTATTAACAGAAAGGTATAATATGAACAATATGAAAGTAAAACAATCAGTAGAATACAATGGCAAAAGATATACTCTGCCATTCTTAGTAGCTAAAGAATCTTTATCTACTGAACAGGAGACAGTAAGAAATAGATTCGGTGGTGAGTCTTGCACATTGCCAGCGTTTGCTGTTGCTGTCTATGATGTAATCATCGGCTCTGAAATGTTGGGAGACTATCAAACTGTGCGAGATGGTTTAGATTGGTTTACTAAACACTTCACAAAAGAATATATGGTTCTGTTAGACTAGTCATCTCATGGGCGCGCTAACGCGCGCCCATGTCCTTAGTAGGGGTCCCTCCCCAATTCCATACTCAATTCGTTTTATAAACATCAATCCCATTACTTAAAAAAGGGGTCCCACTCCTTTGACCTATAAAGCTTGATTTACACGTTTATGGGTGATAAATTCATTTTACATCTGAAATAAGATGCCAAAAAAATTATAGAAAATTTTTTTCAAATGAAAATAGATATAACAGACCCTAAACAAATAGCCGACATAGCTGAAAAGCTACCCCCAGATGTATCCAAAGAATTTGTTAAGACGTATTTTCAAATACAAGAATTAGATAAAACAACCAAAATAAAAAACGACTTTATGTCTTTTGTAAAACATGTTTGGCCAGATTTTATAGAAGGTTCTCACCATACACGAGTTGCTAATATATTTAATAGAATTGCTAGAGGTGAACTTAAACGATTAATTGTGAATATGCCACCGAGACATACTAAGTCTGAGTTTGCATCTTTTCTTTTTCCGGCGTGGATGGTTGGACGTAATCCTAAATTAAAAATTATTCAATCCACTAATACTACGGAGTTATCTGTCCGATTTGGTCGTAAAGCAAAACAACTTATGGATGATCCTCTCTATAAAGAAATTTTTGACACAAGATTAAGAGAAGATTCACAAGCTGCGGGTAAATGGGAAACAGAACAAGGTGGAGAATATTATGCAGCGGGTGTGGGATCAGCGATCACAGGAAGAGGAGCTGATTTATTAATTATTGATGATCCACATACAGAACAAGATGCATTTAATCCCCATGCTTTAGAAAGAAGTTATGAATGGTATACTTCAGGACCGAGACAACGTCTTCAACCAGGGGGTGCCATTGTAGTTGTAATGACGCGTTGGGGTAATAAGGATTTAACTGGAAGATTACTTTCAGCGCAAACAGAAACAAAAGCTGATAAATGGGAAGTAATTGAATTCCCGGCAATTCTCCCTTCTGGAAAACCTGTTTGGCCAGAATATTGGAGTCTTAAAGATTTAGAAGGAGTTAAAGCTTCTATTCCATTGTCAAAATGGAATGCTCAGTATATGCAAGACCCTACTTCAGAAGAAGGTGCAATCATTAAAAGAGAATGGTGGCAAGAGTGGGATAAAGATTATATTCCGCGTTTAGATCATGTAATTCAATCGTATGATACAGCTTTTATGAAAAAAGAAACAGCCGATTACTCTGCTATTACAACATGGGGAGTATTTAAACCTAAAGAAGATTCACCCCAACATATTATTTTGTTAGACGCCATAAAAGAACGACTCGAGTTTCCCGAACTTCGTCGCGTGGCTCTAGAACAATATAAATATTGGGAACCTGAATCAGTTATTATTGAGTCTAAAGCCTCTGGATTGCCATTAACATACGAATTAAGAAATATGGGGATACCTGTTATCAACTTCACTCCTTCAAAAGGTCAAGATAAGCATACCCGAGTAAACTCGGTTGCACCTTTGTTCGAATCTGGTATGATATGGGCCCCTAAGAAAAAGGAGTTTGCACAAGAAGTCATTGAAGAGTGTGCGGCCTTTCCTTTCGGCGATCATGATGATCTTGTGGACTCAACAACACAAGCTATTATGCGATTTAGACAGGGAGGGTTTTTACTTCACCCTGAAGATTATGAAGAGGAGAAACAACCTAAAAGAAGGTTTGAATATTATTGGTAAAAATGAATGATTAATAGATTAGAAGCAATATATAAATTTCTGCAGGCAGCTCGGAACCTTATAAAAAATAAAGATATGTCGAAAGAAGGTATCTTACGTTTTGCAAAGCAAGAGTTTGGTGAAGTATCTGATTTTTTAAGACTGCAAGTAGATAACTTATTTAGAAAACCTAAAATTCTTACCGAAGCTGATAAAGCATACAAAAAAGAACTTGGAAGACTAGAAGGCGCTCTTGGAAGTTTAGACCCTAAACAACCTGGCTTTAAAGAAGCAGCCGATGAATTAGTTAAAAAAATTGCAGACCTTAAGAATACTAAAAAAGCTGATGTTGTGCCTATTAAAACAGAAGAAGAAGGCATAATGGCAACTGATGTAGATAAAAAATTTAAAGAAAAAGAAGCTATAGAAATTGTTGAGAAAAGAACTGATGATATAAAAAAAGGTGATGTTGAAGGAACTGGACTTGAGGGTCTAGGGACTACTATGAACAAAGTAAAAAAATTAGTAGAAGAATTAAAGAAAACTTCTCAAGATACGACCCCTGAAGGTATAATGAACGAAATTTTAAGAGGTCAAAAGGTAATGTCCGAAAACTATAAGACAGGAAATATTAGAACCGCTGTTAGATGGTTTATGAGACAAGAAGCAGACGCTGGTAAATTAAAATTAAGTAAGGATGATTATGAAACGCTTAAAGTTTATGCACAGACATCCGAAGGTGATCCAATAAATATATTTAGAAGATATTATGGAGAGGATGCACTGGAGGCAGTTGATGAAATTGCTGATGTATTTAGACAAGGAGAAAGTTTTAATCATTATGCAGAATTATTAAGAAAAAATGTTGATCCAAATGTTGTAACTCCTAAAACAAAAGGACTTGGTGAATATGATCCAAATGTTCTAACCCCAGAACAAGAAAGTCAGCTTAGAAGACAGCTTTTAGAAGAGCAAGAACAAAAAAAGATGTTAGAAGACTGGGAACCAGATAGAGAACCAAACGCAGAAGGTGGAAGACCTGGTTATGCATTAGGAAGCGAGCCAAATAATTTCTCTGAAATAACTTCCTTGTTTGAAAAAATAAAAACTATTAAAGGTGAAAAAGAAAGAGAAGCTCAAGATAATAAACAAGCTAGATATAGAGAACTTTTAGCGTCTAATAAATTTCCAGAGTTAAATTCTTTTTTTGAAGCAAACCTTGATGAGGATGGAGAAAAAGAATCATTGGAAATAAGAACAAATTTTGCGTTAGGAAGTCCTTTCCCAGCGGACACACTTGCTAACAGAAAAAAACAATCTCAATTAGATTTTTTAGCTAGACAGAACATAGCTAGTTCACCGTCTTCAAATGTAGGAACTGGAGTTCCTTTAGGAGGAACATTTACAATGACTGACCCCTCGCTGCCCGCTGCGAGCACCCCGACTGCAGCCGCAAATACAACTTCTACTCTTCCCGCCGGTTCTTCAAGTAATGGAGCAGGAACAGGAGCAGGAACAGGAACCACGAGTGGAGGAGCGAGTAACGAGGCTGGAGGAGCGAGTAACGGGGCTACAAAATCAACAGGAACTCTTCCCGCAGGCGACGTAGTTGCTCCAGGAGATTATTCTGCTGTCAAAGGAACGTTAGCAGACCCAGAAGAAAAAATGGATTTCCCTGTAGAAACAAAAAATATTTTCCAAAAAGCAGGACAAACAGTTGCAGGAGCGGTGAAAGATCTTAAAGACGCTGGCTATGAAGCAATCCAAAAAGGAAAAGATTGGACTGTAGAGATTGGAGGAAAAACATACGATATAGG